CGCACCAAGCCGCAAAACAGGCGCTATTGGGGGCGCGGCGTGCTGGCGCAGATTGCCGAGCAGGCGACGGTGAACGGCAAGCGATTCAGCGCAGAGACGTGGCATGAGCAATTCAAGCGCCAGTTCATCGGCGTGATCGAGCTGCCCAGCGGTGAAGTGATCGGCAAAAGCAGCACGGGCCTGTGCACGGCGGAGTTCTGCGCGTTCAGCGACCAAGTGGAGGCGTTCGCCGCTGTTGATCTGGGTGTGACTTTCTATGACTTGGAGGCCGCGTGATCGCCTTCCCCAAAACCACTGCCGCTCGCTCAGAAGCCTACCGCCGCTTGGTGGCGCAACTTGCCTGCAAAGCGTGCGGCATCCAGGGCTACAGCCAGGCGGCCCATCCCAATGCAGGCAAGGCAAAGGGAGCGAAGGCCGACGACAGAGCAGTGTTTGCACTTTGCTGCGACCGCCCAAGCGTCAAGGGATGCCATGCCCGGTTCGACCAATACGAGCTTGGTGGCAGGCACGCGCAAGCACTCATGGAGCAGGCATGGGGCGCAGACACCCGCCGCCAGATCACAGCACAGGGCCAGTGGCCCGCAAATCTTGAACAACTCGGAGAGACGAATTGAGCGAAAACGAAACATTGGTGACCGCGATTCAAGGGTGCTGCATTGAGGACGCCGGGTGCTGGCTGTGGCAGGGCTCTTGCAGCAATGGGCACCCGTACCACCGCCACGCCGGCAAGGTCGTACCAGTGCGCCGCACGTTGTTTACAAGCCTGTTCGGGCCGTTGGGGGAAAAGATCATTCGCATGGAGTGCGGATCGCGTCTTTGTATCAACCCCCAGCATATGGCGCGCACCACACGAAAAAAGCTGTGCGTGAAATTGGCGGCATTGATGGGTGGACCGATCCGGGCAGCAAAGTCGGCTGCATTTCATCGAACAGGGCCGCACGCCAAATTGACGATGGACGGCGTGAAGCGCATCCGGGGCAGCTCAGAAACAGTCGCCTCTCTGGCTCTTGAACATGGCGTGTCTCAGAACACCATTCGCCGTGTGCAGCAGGGCGCCGCGTGGCGTGACTACAGCAGCCCGTTCGCTGGTCTGGGGGCCAGATGAAATGCCCGACCTGCAACGCATGGGCCAGCGTCAAGGACACCCGACAGCGCGTGGGGAGCACTTACCGGCGCTACGTGTGCGCCAACGAACACCGATTTTCAACGACCGAGGAAGTCGTCAAGTTTCAGCAGACAGGCCGCACCGGCTGGCAGCAAATCAAGGAATCAGCTTGAGCTTAAAAAAAGGCCACATGGTTGCGTTCACACGCCCGATGTCAACGATGCGCCGGGTTCTCTCGTCAGTAGAGCTGGGCACAGACCGGCGGGACGACATCATGGCTGAGACGGGGTTGAGGATGGGCCAGGTGCGCAGTGCGCTCTACAACCTGGTCTTCATTGGTGCGGTGGTGATACAGCGGGACGCGAGCGGGCGCACGGTGTACGTCACGCCCGGCAGGCTGGGGCCGGTGGCGGCGAATCTGCGCGGCGTGTCGTCAATCTTCAACTGCCGTTGACGCTTTACCAGTGCGCAAGATACGCCCGCAGTGTCTGATTTGCAGGCACAACTTTCAGCGAACAACTGCAAAGGACTCGCAACATGGTCGGCAAAGTGTCGAAATCAGCCGCAAACACGAACCTGACTGGCGGCAGTCGCAAGGGCAAGCCCAACAAGTCAACAGCAGCGCTCAAGGACATGATCCTTGGCGCGCTGGACGAGTCGGGTGGGGTGAGCTACCTGGTAAAGCGTGCGAACGATCCGCGCACCGCCAGCGCCTTCCTATCGCTGGTGGGCAAGGTGCTGCCGATGCAGGTGACTGGCGCCAATGGCGAGGCGCTGGCTGTGACGCTCAATGTCAAATTTGATTGATGTTGATGTGCGCTTCCCCAAGGCGCTGAAGTTCCTGTTCAAGCCAGCACGCTACAAGGTGGCTCGGGGTGGGCGCGGCTCGGGCAAGTCTTGGGGCTTTGCTCGCGCGCTGTTGTTGCGCTGTGCCAAGCAGCAGACCCGCGTGCTGTGTACGCGCGAGATTCAGAAGTCAATCCAGCAGTCTGTCCACCAGCTCCTGGCCGACCAGATCGAGGCTCTAGGGTTGTCGGCTGTGTTCACGGTGCTACAGACCGAGATCCGCGGCCCGCATGGCTCGCAGATCTTTTTCTCTGGCTTGTCCGACATCACCGCAACCACGCTCAAGTCATTTGAGGGCGTGGACATTTGTTGGTGCGAGGAAGCCCAGGCGATCACGTCGAAGTCGTGGAAAACCCTGATTCCAACCATCCGCAAGGAAGGCAGCGAGATCTGGGTAACGTACAACCCGGAGCTTGACAGCGACCCGACGCACGCCATGTTTGTGACCAACCCGCCGCCTGACTGCGTGAGCGTGCTCATGAACTGGTCGGACAACCCCTACTTTCCCGAGGTGCTCAAGGCCGAACGCGAGCACGCGCAGGAGACGATGAAGGGCGAGGAATACCGCAACGTCTGGGAAGGCGAGTGCTTGCCCGCTGTGACGGGCGCCATCTACTTCGACGAGGTGGCATCGGCTGAGCGTGAGGGCCGGGTGCGTGAAGTGCCGGTCGATCCGTTGCTCAAAACCCATGCGGTGTGGGACTTGGGCTGGAACGACTCCATGTCAATCATCCTCGTGCAGCGGTCAGCCAGTGAGCTGCGCATCGTTGATTACATCGAGGACAGCCACCGCACGCTGGCCGACTATGTGATGCAGCTCAAGGCCATGCCGCTCAATTGGGGCGTTCACTACCTGCCGCACGATGGGTTTGCGAAGGACTTCAAGACCGGCAAGTCGGCGCAGGAAATCATGGAAGCGCTGGGGTGTGCTGTTGAGAAAACCCCGAACATGGCGATTGAGGAAGGCATCCGGGCGGCTCGCATGACGTTCTCGCGCATGTACTTCGACAAGACCAAGACGGCGCGCCTGGTGGAGTGTTTGAAGCGGTATCGGCGCGTCATCAACCGGCAGACGAACGAGGCCAGTTCCCCGCTGCACGATGAGTACAGCCACGGGGCCGATGCTTTCCGGTATGCCGCCATCGTGGCCGATGCGCTGGGCAACAGCGGGGCGGTGAAGCCCATCGCCTACGGCAAGACGCGCTACCTGGCGTAGCGCTTTACCACTGCGGACAATGCCCCGCATGAAACGTGTACCGCTCGACGACCTCGACCTGCTGAACCTTCTGCAAACGAAGGAAGACGCCGCCGCCGCGTACATCCACGGCCAGCTCGGCCAAGACCGTGAGCAGGCCATGCGGGAATACAACCGCATGCCCTACGGCAACGAAGCGGAAGGCATGTCGCAGATCGTCAGCAGCGACGTAGCCGACACCGTGGAATGGATACTTCCGGCGCTCCTGAAAATCTTCACTAGCACCGACAAGGCCGTCAGCTTTGAGCCGACACGGGCCAGCGAGGTAGAGGGCGCTGAGCAGGCCACAGACGCCTGCAACTACGTGTTCTACAAGCAAAACAACGGCTTCTTGGTGCTTTACACGGCGATCAAAGACATGCTGACCGTGCGCAACTGCGCGGTGATGTGGCGCAAGGAAACCACCGACGTTATTTCTTCGCAACCGTTCAAGGGCGCGACCGAGGAAATGCTGGCCATGCTGTTGCAGGAGAAGGACGCCGAGATTGAGGCCGTCACCCCTGCGCCGATGATGGACCCGCAAGGTCAGCCGGTGATTGACCCGATGACGGGCCAGCCGGTGACGGCCTACAACGGGCGGTTGAAGCGCACCGAGAAGCGCACGATCTGCAAGGTTGAGGCGTTCTCGCCCGAGGATCTGCTGATCGACCGGGACTGGACAAGCCCACTCCTACAGGACTGCCCCTACGTCTGCCGGCTGATGCGCGCCACGCTCTCAGACCTGCGCCAGATGGGCTTTGACGTGGAAGAGGGCGACCTTGAGGCCAGCGATACCGCGATGGGCTCGGACACCGACAGCAGCACGCGCTTGAGCAACATCAACCGGGACGGCGAGGCTGAGTTTGAAGACCTGTCCCGCGATCCGGCGATGGGTGAAGGCTGGCTGCGCATCGAATACGTGCTGGCCGACTGCGACGGCGATGGCATTGCCGAGCGGGTGGTGGTTTACCGCCTGGACAACAAGATTCTGAGCAAAGAGGTTTGCTCGCATGTGCCGATTGCCACCAGCTCGCCAGTGCTGAATACGCACCGCTGGGACGGGCAGGGCATGTGGGATCTGGTGCGCGACCTGCAACTGCTGCACAGCGAGATTCTGCGCCAGTCGATTGACAACCTCAAGCTGACGAACAACCCGCGCACCAAGGTTTTGACCGATGCCAACTGGAGCCCGTTGGTCAACATTGACGATCTGCTTGACTCACGGGTGGGCGGCATCATCCGCCAGCGCGATGTGAACGCCGTCACCGAGCAGGTGATCCCGTTCGCTGGCGCTGCTTCGATGCCCATGCTTGAGTATGTGCAAGGCATGCGCGAGAACCGCACGGGGGTTTCTCGGACTTCGATGGGCCTGAACCCCGACAGCCTGAACAACACCGCCACGGGGCGCGTCATTGACCAGTCCAGCGCCATGCAGCGTATCGAGCTGATCGCCCGCATCATTGCCGAGACGCTGGTGAAGCCCATTTTCACGGGCATCTTGAAGGTTCTCACTGATGGCGAGATGGAAAAGCTCAGTTTCAAGCTGCGCGACAAGTTCGTGGAGCTTGACCCGAACGGCTGGCGCGATCAGTACGACATGAGCATCAATGTCGGCCTGGGGACGGGTGATGTGATGAGCCAGGGCCAGAAGCTGACGAACGTCTTTCAGATGCAGCAGGCGGGCCTTCAGATGGGCTATGCCACACCGCAGAACCTCTACCACACGGCAACGAAGATCGTCGAAAACGCAGGCTTCAAGGACGTGCAGAACTTCCTTGTCGACCCGAGCCAGGCGCCCAAGCCGCAAGGCCCGCCACCGCCGCCGCTGGAGATTCAGATCGAACAGATGAAGCAGCAGGCCGACGGGCAGAAGTTCCAAGCCCAAGCCCAAGCCGACGCGCAGCGCTTTCAGGCTCAGTCTCAGATTGATGCTCAGCAGAAGGAGCGCGATCACGCCGCCAAGATGGCCGAGATTCAGGGCAACCTCGAATTGCAGGCCAGCAACGACCAGCGCGATGCTGAGCGGGCCTATCAAAAGGCCCAGATGGACGCGCAACTGGAGCAGCAGCGCATCGAGTTCGACCGCTGGAAGGCCACGCTGGAAGCCGAGACCAAGATCATGGTTGCGCAGATCACGGCGCA